GGTGCTACTTAAAATATATAGAAGGAAAGCAGCGCCAATGGAAAGAGGGATGGCGACCTAAAAAAATATCGCAGGGAGATTAAAAATGTCACAATCCGTATATGAAATTATTAAAAATATCGCTCAAGTCGCAGCAAATGCGTACGACGGCGCACTCGACGAAGAAGGTAACCCGATTAAAATCGGAGGAAAAGGGCTAAAGAGAGAAGAGGGGAATCCCATCACAGACTCTAGAACCGTCGACGGCTTTAAAATTAAAGTTATGGGTGATAGACTTGTTATCACTTATCAAAGCGATATTAAACTAAGCGATGTGTATGCTAATGATTTTGAGAACGAAATGGAGCAATGCTGTGCAGATGTCGCTTCTTATCTAAAAAAAGAGTATAAAAAATTAACTAAACAAAATTTAAATCTTACCGAGGACGGCGAAGTAGAGGCTTTAGTACAGAAGACCTCGAAAGTTCGTGTCTTTGTCGTAGCAACAAAGCGATATAAAGTTGGTAATCTTTCTAACGTAAATGTGGGCTCTGTAGAAG